CAGCAGTTCCACCAGCTGAGACTAATGGTTGATATCCAAATCCACTTGTTGATGCAACTGAAATAATAATACCACCAACTGGTATTTCAGCAGTATTAATATCTCTTGCAACTGAACTTGCAGCACCAGTCCATGTGAGTGTTGTGCCTGATCCCACAGTTGTTAACTCAAAGTCACCGTTTGATCCCGGTGCTTGTAATATACCATTTACAAGAATCAAAGCGTTGTTAGTTGCAATACCAGTTTTTTGTGCTCCGTCTACAGTAAGTGCATATTGTCTATTTTTACCATTAAAATCTGATGTTAAATCATCATAAAGGTGATTAGTGGAGTATGTCTCTGTTGTTCCATCGATAATACCAGATCGAGTAAATACTCTTCCTTGGAAACTTGAAGAAGTTGTGATACCAACAAAGTCTCTGGAGTCGGGAGGATTAGTTACAGTTCCAATAGGATTTTTTCCGGGAGGTGCCTCCGCAAAGGCTATTTCATTTTCAACTATGTTGTAATTACCTCTTATCTTCTCAACTAATGATCCTGTTGGGAATCCAGCAATTGACGTACCAAGTCTTTGTCTCCTCACTTTGATACCATTTGTTGTTCCGATTCCAACAGATAATATCTTCATCACCTCACTTGTATTACCGCTACTTACACGAATATTATCTGCACCAAAGAATGATGTGATACCGGTAAAGAATATGACATCTTGAGATTTGTTGATGCTTCTATCAAGAGTTGTTTTTACAGATGTTGCTGCAATAGGTGACTGAAGATAATTATCAATCGCAACTAAAACTTTTGTGTTTGCATTTTTTGATGTGAATGTGTGTGATGTTCCTATACCAACATGAGTTAAATCTAAAGGAACGGCCACCTTTTTTAATGCATCTTGAGCAGTTCTTGCTAATTGAACCTTACTTTCTCCTTTTTTGATAATAAAGAGAGATGATGGTAGTAAGGTTGTTGTTATACCTAAAGCAGGGAATGATGTTGCAGCTATTCCTATAGCAGAAGATACACCCGTTCTTCTATCAGTGTGAGCGTATGATACTTCTTCACCTGTTACAAAGAAATGATTTGGTAGTGTAATTGTATTTGTGGTAACATCAACAACCTCAGATGTTGACCCATCATAGGGTTTTTTAAATATAGGATCGCCATTGTGCTCTAGAGCAAATTGTGTTTTGATTGTAGATTCTGTTCCCTCGTAAATTGCAAAGGTGCTTTCAATTGAAGCGTTTTGCAAATCTTTAACACTCTCACCACCAACTTCTCTGGTTGCACCTGATGGTTGTAAATTTGTATTTTCTTCAACTCTTAATGAATTTAAGAAAGTTGTAATTGATACACCGATACCTGCAGTTGGTAGGAATGTGATTTCAGTAACATTATTTGTTGTTCTTCGACCACTTATTACTCCGAGTTCAGTATATGCTGTTCCAACTCTTACATTACCAAATTCTGTAAGATATACGTTATCATCATCTGTATAATCATCAATTATCATTACCTCTGCTAATTCATAACTTCCATTTAACTTATCAGCGATTTGAACTATACAATACGCAGCATCATACTGATCAGAATAACTTGCAATACCTACCGCGACTGGAGTTGCAGATGATGAAATACCTGTGCTTTGTGCAGACATCTCTGCAAATGCCATATCATATGATCCAATACCAATGTATCCCTCGGTTGCGATACCGATGGCAGTTGCGTTTATAAATGCAGTTGTTAGTCCAGCATCAGGTGTGTATCTCACAACAAGATCATTTCCAACCATTAATGGGAAGAAAGTACCAATGTTACCCGTTGAAGAATACGCATCACTTGAGTGAATGGTTAATTGCCCATACTCTTGGAATCCAACATTTGTTCCGTCATGTATAATACTTACTTGATCATATTCAGCACTACCATCACTTCCTTCTACACTTACGAATAGTTTTGCTGATCTATGTCCTGATACCGTTGTTCCTATGCCAGCTAATGTAAATACTGTGCCAGCAGCACCACCATTAACTGAGACGCATGTTGATTGTATACTTACTAGACCACCATTTAGTCCTTCCGATGTTGTTGGATCAAAAATAGGTAGTGACGTAGTTGCAGTAGCAACATTCGATGTTGAAACTCCTAATTGATTTACGTCAATTTGATAAGACCATAGTATGACATTATAATTATTAATTCTAAATTTATTTGGGAAAAATCTAAGAACAGATTCGGCACCATCAACAACAAAATCAAATGATCCCAAATCTAATGTTGTTTCAACAGAACCATATTGATTCAACATAGTCAATCCACGACCTGAATCTTGAAGAGAGTTTATTATCGTGATTTGTCTTTCACCAGTAAACAATCTATCTTGAATATAAGCTACAAAGAATTGTGCTCTACCATCAGATAATCTATTTCTGTAAACGTCTGCAAATGGAGTTGATCTTGCATTGTTATTAAATAAATTACTAAAATCATCTATTGTGACAACTCTGTTAGATACAGACTCAGCAAAATCTGTTAATATACGTGTTTTAAAATTAAATTCATCAGAAAATGGTGTTTCAAGTCCATCTGAGTAATTTTCAGATACTAAATCAAAATCATGGAATGATTGTAAACTTTTTACACTGATTAAATCGACTAATCTAGTTACAACACTTTCAGGTCTCACAACTAAATCATCTACTCGTTGTTGAGGTAATTGTGATTCAACTTGTAAATTTGCAAACTTTTTAAATCCTGCAGTATGATTTAATGATCCTACAATATCTTTCCATTCATCAAATTGAACTTTTGATTTTACGGAGTAAGAAAAAGCATGGTAGTAATCATTATCATGAACTCTTTGAATTTCATCATTTAAAAATCCAGTTCTTCTTTGCCAACCGTTATCAACAATTGTTGAATTATCTAAATTATATTTTGATTCAAATTTTATTTTTTCTGTAATGATACCCTTTGCACCAGTTGGAGCTGTATATTCATTATTGCCAGTTCTCTCTCCTCTAAATTTTGTTTGTTGTATTGTTTGTCCTATCTCAAACTCTCTATTACTTTCAACTGTAATATATTTACTAGAATTATTCCAACCAGAAACAGATCCTTTTACAACTGTTCCTGCACTATCAATCATTTGAATATCATCATTAATTCTAAAATTAGTTGGTTGTAGTTTGATATCAAACTGAGGGAAATATTTTTCAGGAACTAATGTTGGACTTGATTTTACTGCATTAAATACACCCGGATATTCAACATTTTGTGTTAAAAATTCAGACATACTATATGTAACTATGCCAATACCTCCATAGTTTGGATGAACTTTTGTAATTGTAAATAATGCGTAATCATAATCTGATGAGTTAAATCCAGACGCTGTTGATCCTATTCCAATACTTACATTTTCTACAAGAACTCTATCTCCAACATCGAATGGGAATGGATCAATATACTCACCAATTGCATTTAAAGTGCCACTAAAACTATTCTTTAAGGTAACAGTTACTTCCTGAGTTGAGTTGTCATAGGTGAAATTTTTTGCCCTTATACCATTAGGATTACCTATTGGCACTATTGAAGGAGTTGAGTTATTTAAAGATTCAGTATTTTCTAAAACTTCAACAATCTCTTGTTCTGGATTATATCTTAAATCAACATCTCCGACTGGTTTTTTCGTTACTCCATCTAAAACCACCAAACTTGGATTTTGATTATATCCCTTTCCAAATGATGTTATTCCAATAGACTTAAAGCCACTCAAAGGAGAAATTCTTAAAACTTGTGGGAATATGGCTTCAGGTTTTAAAGTTTCATCAGTTGGATAGTCAAATCCAATATTTTCTAAACTTACTTTTGTTGGTTTACCAATGGTTGATGAGAAAGTCTCTACGACTGCTCCACTACCAACATCAGATGTAATTGTTGTGATACCCGGAATTATTTGATATCCACCACCAGACTCAGTTATAGTTATTTCATCAATTGAACCATAAGCACTTGTTGATATTGTGGAATATCTTAATTTTGATGATGATGGTGTATATGAGTCGGATTCTGGAGCATTTACTAAATCATATGTAAATGTTGTTGATCCAGTTGAAATTATGTTAAATCTACCACTATAAACACTATTTTTTGTTGTAATGTTATTGTTTAATAAAACATTTTCGTCAACAGTTATTTCTTTATTTTCTGTTAAATTATCTGATGTATCAACAGGTGATAGTTTGTAATATAAATTTTTTGGAGTGTTTTCATTTACTTTTAATGTAACTTTTGCATCAGCTGTTACACCAATAGTTCCTGTTCTTGAAACATCAAATGAAGCGTCTACTCCACTGGTTTCGTAAATTTGACTAAATTTTTGATCCTCATAAAAATCAAAGTAAAAAGCAGGATATGAAGTTGCACTTTGAGTGTAAGATAAAGAAGAGTCACTCAAATCAAAGATAGCGTTAGAATCTTTGTAAAAAACGAATGGTGGATTTATTGGCGACACTGTGCCATCCCCAGTTGAGGATATTGTTACAAACTCTGGAAAATCTTGAGATAGTTGATAATCACTATCAACAAACTTCAAAGTATTTGCATCGACGACATAAACATAATATTCTTTATTATTTTCTAATCCAATTTCATCATCAGATGTATGTATTATTTTTGTTCCTGTTGTTAACTTATGATCGTTAATGTTTATTGAATCCCTTACACCATCAGGAGACCCACCGGTAACGATTCCAGCTGACACATAATCTAAAGGATTGAAAACTGCTTTACGTCTAATTTTATTATACTTGACAGTGATTGTTGTATTAATTCCGGGATTTATATCTAAGAAAACAGTATCATTGTTTGTTAATCCGTGAGTTCCTGTTCCAACAACTGTTACAACATTTCTAGTGATTGAACCATTTACAATATCTTTATTTTTTAATCTCAAACTGTGAATTGATCCAATACCAACGTCTAAAAATTGAATTTCTTCAAAGGTGGGAAGAGTTCCTGTTAAACCTAATCCAAATCTTACACCAGTTGATCCTAAACCAACTCTAACAGTTGATAATCCAATAAGGTCATCAGTCTTTTTAATTACAAACAAGGTTGTACCAATACCAACTCTTGATGTGACTGTAGGAGTTGCAGTAAAGAATTTCACTTTTGGTGCTACCTCTGATCCGTTAACACCATTTAATTCATAGTTAACGATATCACCAGTTTTTAAACCATGTTTAGGTATAAAGATTGAACCTCTAGGAATTAATCTAGTGGTAGGCCCTACTCCGGGATTATTGATGGTGATTGTATGACCAATACCAGTTTCATCATTAGGATTTGAAAATGATGTTCCGATTGAGTCTGATGGATTAAAGTATAATTCTTTATCCTCTCTTACTGGAAAACTTGTTTCAATACCAGAAGAAAAAGTGAATACTCTTGGAATTTCTTCAAGTATAGTTGATTGGGTATGAGATACCCCAACTGCTTCAACTGGTCTTAAAACTCTTATTCGAGAGGACAGTGTATCAATCTCTAACACCTTAATGATCTCAGTCGAAAGACCAACTTTAAATCTATCGTTTGGTCTTATAGTTTCTAAATCACCTTCAACATTAAAAAATGTGACTATGCCAGTTGCAGTTGCCGTTCCAATTCCTTGTGATAAAATAAGTCTTGTAGAACTAATTCCAATCTCATAAGAACCTATTAATTCTGTTCTTGTAGTTGAAAGACCTCCAACATTTACGGTAACTCCATTTTGTAAATTTAATGATGTGGATGCGATACCTATAAACGATGTGCCAAATTCCCTATAGAATTTAATGCCAGAAATACTCTCTTTAGATACACTTATACCAGATATTGATCCTTTTATCTTAGTTACTTTTGCTTGAGCGTCGAATGCTTTATCAATGTCAGGATCAAATACAACTTTATCATTTACTTGATAATTAATTCCACCAGAGGTGATTCCTACAGAGTTAACTCCCCCCTTTGTTACAAAATCTATATTTGAATCTTGTGTGACAAATTTATAAGATTCTCTCAAATAATCATAACCACTAAAATCTTTATTTAAAGATAATGGATATGTATTTCGTATTGCATTTGACTCATTTAGATTAAAATCTAATTGATTTGAAACTCTACTAAAATTAAATCTATTTGGCCTTGAATTAAATTTATCACCAATTAAATAAGGGAATTTTGGTTTTTTGAAATTTTTAAATATACCATCTGATGCTGCAGTTGAATCAAAGGTAGCAAAATATGCATAAGTTCCATTAGGATACTCTGGAGTTACACAAAATCTACCATTATTTTCATCAAGCACAGAATCATCATTTGATGTTTTATACGTAAAATCATTAACAAAAAACTCAGGTGGAAATGAACTTACTGGTGGTCTATTATCTTTTTTACTTGATTCATCAACATATCCAGACTTCATCTGAACTATATCACCACCATCTCTTCGAGAATATCCATAGGGGCCATAAATAGGATTTCCATCATATGCCCAACCTAAAATTGGAGAGTGTTGATCACTGGTGATTTCTATTCCATTTAATCTTGTTAAATCTTTTTTTCCAAAAAGAGTTTCTCCATCTGCTGCATTTGAGTAAGATATCCTTCTTAGATTTCGAGGTGCATACGTATATGAACATTGAAGTCCAAACAAACGATTTGTTGGTGAACTAATAAAGACATCATCATCATTTAAATTTGATAAATTTTTTCTAAATTCATTTACTCTCCACTTTTGAAGAGAGGGTTTAAATCCTACACCTTTACCTGACGCATCAACTCTAACACTTGTTGTAGACGCTCCATATCCAATACCACCACTTTCGATATTTACAGATACTATATTACCAGCTGAGTTTAAACGAGGAGTAAGTTTTGCATCTGATCCTATTCCTAAGACCACCAAATCTGGTGGTGAGTTATAATCTGTTCCACCATAACTAACGCTCACATCAACAATTCTACCATTTGATACAACTGGTGTTATGACAGCATCTCTACCTGTGTTTAAATTTATTTCTGGAACTCTGTTAAAATTAAGTATTTCAGAGGCACCATAACCAACCCCTGTGCTTGTCAATTGAAGAGATGTAATTTCACCTCTAAAAACTGGTTGAACAGATGCTTTGAACGTATTACCTGATATTGATGATATACCAATTCTACCAATTACTTCAACAGATATTGGAGGATAGTTAAATGTGTGAGTTCCAAGCCCAATATTTCTTAATTCATTAAACTGTTTTGTTTTAAGATAAAAATTACTTACAGTTGTACCCACTCCAACTGCTGCTAATTTAAATTGGTTATCATTAATAACTGAAACATAATATTCTTTATCTGTTGATAAACCATCAATCGCTGTTCCATCAACTGAATACTTTACTATCTCACCTGTTTTAAAATCATGATTTGGTAAAGTAATTATATCTAAAGCAGTGCTTATACCAGTTGGTTGGCATGATCTTTGTTTGTTTTCATAACCAGATCCACTATTTAATACAACAACTGAACTTAGTATTGCCTTTCCATTTAAGGACTTAAATGACTGAACACCACTTCCAAAATTTGTAAATGATATTGCATTAGATCCCGCAATTGCCTCATCATAACTTTTATGTAATTGAACAGTATATTCTGATACTGAAG